CCTATCTCAACACCCAAAGCCTCAATTGGCCGATCTTGTTGATACTCTGACAAAGCGTCCCTAACTTCCGCAACAAGCTCGGAATATTCTCTGCCACCGAGTGATCTTATGCCCGCCTCTATCTCATCGGCAAAACCAAAGGTTAAACCTTGCGTGGGGACTTCTGTTGCACCGGGAGCATACTTTGAAAAATCAGCCATTACTCAAACGCTCCTGTTGCAAGCCACTTTCTTTTCTCTTCCGCCGTGCGGGCGTTCCAAATAGCCGTCCAAGCATCTTGGGTAAGAGGTTGCCCGTTGGCCGTAGCGCCTTCTGGAACTGGCGGGACGGGTATTGGGTCGAACTCTGGAGCGACTTGAGGCATGTCGCCAGTGTAGCCAAACTTTGGAAGAACTCTTTCTGGGTCAAACCCCCTAGAGGTGGCTATGTTCCTATAATATTCGTAAAGCGGAAGGACCAAACTTTCCTGAGACTTGTAAAGTCTATTTGCCCGATCTAGGAAGTCGGCGCGCTGCGGAGCGGTGAGCCTTGTCCCGTCAACGACACTATTAAAAAGACTGCGCACCCTAGCGTCTACGCCACCAGCGTTTTGCGCGGTAGCAAATTCACCTTCGCGGACAGTTGAACCGGGATCAAGAACTTTCATATAGTTAAAAATCAGGGCCAAGTCGCCAGCCGCGCTTGGGTCTTGCGCCGAGGCCACAATCCTAGAATACGCCTCAGTGACGCCAGCAAAACTTTTAATGCGAGGAAGGCTTGTAAACTCTTTACGGAACGCCGATGCGTCCTTAAAGTCACCGCCCTCCGGCGCTGGCGTGCCGTAAAGAACCTCAAACGTGTCTGGGTCAATTAACTTATCGCCAACCACAATCGGCTTCTTTTTGCCAGCCAGCAGCTGACTAGCCGCATCGGTCGGAGAAATCATTCCGCGCTCAACCATGTCGGCCAAGTCGCCACGACCTCTAGCGCGCAGCATCTCAACGGTTTTATTCTTGTTTCCAGCCGCGACACGCTGCGCACCAGATTTCCGAATAGCCTCACCGCCGCCGCGCAGCTCAGGCAAGATCAAAGGATCAAGCGCCGCCGCAAACTTCTGAAAGCCCGACAACCCAGTCTGCGGGTCAACGGCCATCGCCTTGTCCTTCAGTGTTGACAGGAGGCCACGCATGCCGCCCTGCTGAGGCGCTGTTCGACCCATGTTGGGCGCATTGTAAGTTTGCTCGCCACCCATCATATATGGAAGTTTGCTTTGATCGGGCATAGTCTGACCCCCTTGATTGCTTGTAAGTAAACCGCCGCTGGGCTTAGTTGCTGGCAGTGATGTAATGTCGGCCACGTCAACGCCTGCAAAGTTCGCCAGATCATTCATCCGGCTGCCACGCCACTGCGCAATGCCATATGTGCCTTGACCGCCAGCAAGCGTGTTGCGGGCGTCTGGGTTCATGTCCTCATAGCTTTCAGCCATCAGGCGTCCAGTGATGCCAGCGGCCTGCTGCGGTGTCAGACCCTTTTGCGTAAGGTAGCCATAGGCAAACTTAGCGTTGGGAGAAATGACGCCGGGGTTTGATGTGCCTCCAGCCATTGCTGCGTAAACGCTGTTTGCGTAATTGCGAGCCTTTTCATCGCCAGCACCACCCGAGCGCTCATAGTATTTATCCCACAAAGTTGCGTAATCTTCCGGTGTTGAAGCGCCAGCATTAAGGAACTTTCCAAAACCGGACTTTTCCTTTCCCTGCACTTCATTCCAGAGAAAATCCATTTGCGTTGAAAGAGGGATAAAACCTTGTGGCATGACTTAACTCGGAACCATGCTTGCGCCGAGCTGCAAGTAATTGAACAAGCCCGGCTGCATTGACTGAGTTGTTGTGCTTTGATTGGGCGTAACACCAAGCGCAGCCAGCGGTGCTTGAAGCGCTTGCTGTGGCGCGCCAGTGTAGCCAGCGTATTGCTGTTTGGCAGCGTCAATAAGCGCTTGCTGAATGCCCTGTTGAAGCAAGCCAGCTTGCTGTTGTTGCTGCTGAATAGTTTGACCGGTTTGGAACGCTTGCTGGCCAAGCTGCCCCATTTGAGACGCAGCGCCAAGGCGAGCCTGACGGTCTGTCATTGCAGCCTGTAGCGCTTGACTGTAGTTTTGCTGACGTTGCTGCGCTGCCATGTCGCCCGCCATGCGGCCATACTCGCCAGCCATCACACCCTCTGCAACACCTTGGCGAGAGCCGCCAAATGCGTTGGCAGCCGTTGCCTGCGCGCCAAGCGTGTTCATTGCCATCTGGCGCTGACGTTCAATGTCTTGCTGCGTGCGGTCAATGACTGCTCCGGTGTATGGGTTGGCATATGCGCCAACATTTAGCGGACCCTGCATGGCCTGCTGCGTCCCGGCCATTGCCTGCTGCAACCCGCCAGCGGCGGCTTGATTTACGTTGAAGCCACCCTGCGGCTGCATCGGGGGTATTGTTTGTGCTTGTGCTGCGCCTGCCATTTTATGAATCCTTCTGTGCGGTGCGTTTCAGGAAGGTCGCGCCGACTGCGTATGAGAAAGGCTCGCCCATTGCCATGATGAGCTTTCCAAACTTGTTACCACTGTATTTTGCTGGCTTCATTGTGTGAGCCATTTCTTCCGCCCAAGCTCGGACCACTGGCCAAAGAACAGCGCGAACTGCCTTAGCCGCCAACGTGTCAGTCTTGATAAACTTCGCGACTGGCGAGGCCCACAAGCGGTATCCGCTGACCATGACTGGGTCTTGGCGGAACCGCTTAATGCCGTAGCGTGTGTCAAGTGACCAAATGTCTGCGGGAAGATAGCCCATGCTTGCGTATGCTGTGCAGAGAACTTTAATGCCGCTGCCAACCGCGCCGGATGGCCCTCCGTCGTCGCCCTCCGCCATAGCCCACAACTCTGCGTCGGACATATCTGAAGTTATAAAATCCGTTTCAGCCGCCAAGCTGCCGCCTATTGAATAAGATGGTGCGGTGGGTAATGCCGCCAGCGCGCGGGCTTGGTCGCTGTCGCCCGCCTGCTCCCGGCTAAGAGGGGTCGGTGTGTAAGTGGAGTTTGGAGCGTCAAACATGCCCGCAATAACTCCAGTAGGAGTTGGGATTGGAAAGTCTGCTGCGTTTTCAACAATGTTTCCAAAGGCATCACGAATGCCGCCAGTAAAGCCAGTGGTCGGGTCGTCTTGGCTAAATCCACCGCCGACATCACTTATGCCCGCAGCCAACATACTTGCGGCGGCCAGTTGATTGGCGGTTTTTGGATCAACACCCACAAAGTCACTTGACGTTATTTGAGACGCTGGCTTCGTTATTGTTTGCCCAGCGGGGTTTGTAAACGTGACTGGTGTATTCTGGTTGGCTTGCGCTACAGCTGCATTATAAGCTGGGTTATCCTCTGGGCGGGCCGTGCCAGCGGTGATTGACCTGCCATAATCGGCAAAGGATTTATCTATCGCCTCATGCGCAATGTCCCTATGTCCACCATATGTCGTATAGCCCGGTATGGCATATATACCCTGACTTCCGCTGGACGTTACACCGTCACCGCCAGCCCCAGCTCCGCCGCCTCCATCCCCATAAGAAATGCCGCCGAGGTTAGTTCCTGCCCCATAACCTCCGTAATTAATCGGAGCAAAGTTGCCAGCTGACGCGCCGCCAGTGTATGGGTTGATGAAAAAGCTATCTATAAAAGCCTTCTGTCCCGGGCGCTTCTCCCCAAGCGTCTGGACTGCCTCTTGGTACAATGGGGCAGCTGAGTAACCGCGAACACCGCCAGCGTAGGCTGTTGGCTCCGGCATGCCGCCCATAATGTCTGATTGTGTTGTTGGGGCTGCTAAGCCAAACGCGCCAGAAACATCTGCCACATTCTGAAAACCAGCCTGCTGCATTGGCGTAAAGGCAGCAACGTCTGCACCCTCATACGGAACAAAGCCAATTTGAGAAATGCGCTCGGCTTTGTCAAGATTGCGCCGCGCCGCCGCGTCAATATACTCAGGTATTGTTATCTGAGATGTTGTTGATCCACCTTTTCCGCCAGACATTATGCGAACTCCTTGACGTAAGAAACATGCTGTTGGTTCCAGCCATGCTTTTCTAATGATTTTTTCCAACCGGGTCGGCCAGACATTGACAGGGCTACACAGCCTTGTGCTTTAGCCCACTGTATCACATCGTTGTGCATGTCCAAAATCTGATCCAATTCACCGCCGCCAAGAAAGACATTTAAGACCTTCTTTTGCGGATATACCACAATTTCAGTGACTATGCACCCCCTCGGCGCTGGCCACAACTGCAAGACACCCTTAATAAGACCATTCACTATATCATTAAACGTATGGGTTCCACCGCTATACTCTAAAGCTGCCTCAATCCAAGGCTTGCAGCGATCTATTTCGTTATCCATGCAACCTCGTAATTGCTAGAGTTGACGCGGGTATTGCTGGAACTGGAGAGGACGCTGCGGTGTAGTTTAAAAAACCAGACGTGCTGTCAACCATGTAGTTGACCTCAAGATAGTCATTTGCCGCAATAGTGAATATCTGCGTGCGTGACGTGACCACCGTGGCGTTGTTTTGGTGCAACGCCGTTGTCATCGCGCTGTTGGCCACGTCTGTGCCGTTAATGCTAGGCCAAAAGTAAAAGTGAACCGTGCTGGCAGATGTTGACGATATTTGCGCGGAAAACGATATGACGTATTGGCCAGCCTCTTCAAAAACAATGCGAGATGCTGGAGTACCCTGCGTGATGCCATCGTTGCCTACAGGAGCGTCATATGTAATTTTGTAAGCTGTGTCTGCTGCGGCTGGCGTGACATCAGACGTTAAAATAAAATCAGCGTGGCCGTCCTCCAACACAACCTGAACCCACTCGCCATTTTTGCTCACAACTGGGTACAGGTTTTCACGATCCCACATCAACGTGCCATCATCGGCAGCGCTTTCGTCGCCAGTCTGTTGAACCAAAGGCGAGCGAGTTTGAGACAAATACATCATCAGGCGACGCGCCCAAGTCTGCCAATTGTCGCCATATGGCTCTGGTGGTCTATTCTGCTGGGTCATCGCCGCCCGCCGCCGACAACGTCAACTCGGTTGATGCCAACCCGCCAGTCAGAAAGTCGCTGGCCCTCAACCCTCATCCGAACTTGACGACCAGTAAACCTGACCGATGTGGGGTTGCTCATTGAGTAAGGGCCGTATGATCGCTCGGTCCCGTTTGGATAGAACCTTGTTTTGAACGTAGCATTAACATCGCCCTGCGTTTTTTCGTCCGGCAGCAACTCAGTCACACTCATGACCTCATCGCCAGCTCCGATACGGAACGGTCCAGTTTCTGCGAACGGAGACAGCGAGCCATAATCAAAGCCGATTTCATGTTCGTAAATTTTGTAATCACTTGGGTCAGCCATCATTGGCTGACGAAACGCACCCCTGTCAACTCCAGCTGTGCGTGAGATTTGGCCGATGTACCATGTGTTCTCAATATAATTATAAGTTACATAGCGATCATTTTCGGTAGACCCCGCGCTCGGATAACACCAAATGATCTCGCCAAACATTGAGTTTGAGACCCCAAACGCCTTGCTGACTTGGGCGCGGTTAATGTCGTTGAAAACATAATCAGAAACTTCGCATGGCAACTCCTGAGCCGTACCGCCTGTGTAGGTGTAAAATGAGTTGACGCCCATCCAAAATGCACCCTTATCAACGGTCACAACAGCTTGCTTCGCTACAAGTCCGCAGCTAGTTCCAACGCGCTCAATCCCGTAAACGTATGGCGGCCCAATATAATTAGCAACGTGAGCGTCTCTCGTTGTCAGTAGTAATGTCTGACCACTTACTGTCACGCCCTTCATAAGCTCGCCAGACGTGTTTAACTCAATATCGCCCGCCTCGTTTGTTGCGGCTGGCGTCCAGAGATTGTTGTTCTCCCTATCGGACCAGCTCACCTTTCGCGGGTTGCCGCCAGCGCCCAGCGCAAAAAGGAAGCGCTCTTCTGTCACTACAATGCCGTGGTTGCCAGTGGGCGCGTTAGACAAAACGGCGGCTGGCGTACCAGTGCTAAGCTGCCACTCGTATATCTTGCCATCATCCTCATTGGAGGCCAGCAGGTATTCGCCCCAATTTTCTAAATCCCAGCTTGTGGCTGGTTGAATGCGAGCGGTGTCTGGTCGCGCAACGCCATAGCCGTAGTTGCCGTATGGGCCGCCACCAAAGCCAGTAAACGCAACCGCGTCTTCTCGGCCGGATGTAAGGCCCGCCGGGGTTATATCGTAAATAGCTCCAGCAGAGGCCCAAACATAAAGTTTATTATATGAGCCAGAGGCAATCCATCGGGTTGATGTGTTGTCGGCCCAAGCAAGCATCCCGCGCAAGGATGCGGCTGCCGCGTTGTCTGACCTAACTCGCCAACCGCCAACAGGGCGCATGACACCATCATGCCACCTAACAAGGTTTGCATCACGCCAGCGACCCATGCCCTGCAAGTCCGTTCCGTTGCGATAAACGCCAGCCGGAATGTTAAGATCAATTAAAGCCATTGCCGCCCCTCGAAAAACGCATTGATGTCAATATAACACATTGCGCCAAATATGCAAAAGGCCAGCTAAATGCTGGCCCGTTGCGCCTATGGCTTCGTCGGCCAGTCGCCACTGCTTCCATCAATGTCTGGGTAGACTAGATTTGGCCAGTTGGCATGAGTTGTAATGTCCCGCAGAGCCTGACGATAGGTTGTCATGGCGTCAGACATGGTTACATCAGACAAAGCCAAGTAATC